TCTTTATCCAGATCATACTTACTATTCAGAATTTGATTTTGTGTCTGCATACAACAATTATTGTCATTTGCAATTACTTGTTGTATCCCTAATTGATTTGTGTATCTGTTTTCAAGTACATCTTTGCTGAAACAATTGACGAGCCATATTTTCTATGTTGTTTATGTTTCCATTATTAGCCATATTCACAAGCTGAGATAACATTGGATTATTATTATTTTTCATCATATTCATTACCATTTGTTTTGGCGTCATTCCGCTTGACAAGTTTTTTATCATTGTAGCCATCATTGGATTTTTTGTTGCCAATTGTTGGCTTACCATTTGATAAATTGGATTCATAGAAATTTAAAATCTCCTTTTTGAAGTTATTAAATTCTTCCTGTGTTACATAGTCTTTTAAAGGTAAAGGTGCAGTGCTGTTGTTTTGGCAATCGCAAGAACATTGTTTTGGTTGTTGTTCTTGGTTTGGCTGTTCTTGAAATGTGAATTTTCTTATAGTTGGAAATCCGCTTGAATCTGTTGTCTTGATAAAGAATTCATTGCCTTCGCTTGACATTAATAAAATCGTTGTATTATTTGGAATTTGATAAGCTTTAGCCCCTGTTTCGCCTTGTACAAATATAATTTGGTTGTTTAATGGTAAAGGGTTATTATATGGTGGATATTGGCTGTTAAATTGATTTTGCAACTGATTAAGACGTTGTAAGCGGTTTAAATAAGTATCGTTGATATTAGGCTGATAATAATAATTTTGCATAAATTACCTCCTCTATTTAATTAATTTTATATCAGTAAAAAAAAGTTGTCAATCATTCATTAAATATTTGTTCACCCTGTATTTTAAATTCAACATCATTTAGAGCGAAATTTTTTACATATAGGTCAACATTTGACATAGCATAATCACCTTCTGCAGCTTTAGTCTCCAAATACAAACCTATATTATTATAAGAGTTGCTAAATCTATAGCTAAAAGTTTGACTTGATCCACCGGATGAATCTGCAGTACGAATAACATATATTGTGGAGTAGCTAGTCGATGTAGAGCTTGAAAAATTCACAATTGAGACTTTTATAGAATTATAATCTGAATCCCCGTAAATATTATATTCTGTGCTACCTGTAAGTACATCACCAGATACAACAGGGAAAGTACCATAATAAGCTTTTGTTGTTCTTGGATAAGTAGCGTCATATTCATGATCCGAAATTGTTATTTTTGAATTGCTGTTATAGATAGTATTCCATCCTCCACGTGGTCCGAAAGAATAACCTATTCTGTTGAGTTCAGGATAATAAATCAACACCCATGAACCATTTGTATATCTTTTTAGTGGTTTCCCACCAGATCTTTTAATATCAACCCAAGAACCACTTACTTTATTTTTAACAACATAGCAATTTTGCCAAACACCATTAATTTTTTTTTTTAACATATTAAGCTTTTTCCCTCTCGATCATACGTTTAGTAATAATAATAGTTCTTATCATTTCATCCGACAAGTTTAAATTACCGTTTTCTTCGCCTTTAATAACACCCGAATCGACTAAATCTTTAATTATACTTTTAGCATATTCAGGTATCTCGTTAACAGTCTTGTATATCATTTTTATACGCTCCTTTTTGTTTTCTTTTAAAACTTCGATATTAAAATATCTGCAAATAGCTTTTTCAATGGCTGTAGCAAGATTATCTCGATAAGTTTCTTTCCTTAGCTTGTTTATATCATTAAAGTTATTAATAAATCCGAGTTCAAGTAAAACAGATGGCATTTTAGTTGAGTTTAATACATATAAAGTAGGGCTAATTTTAACACCTCGATTAATTGCTTGTGTGGCTTCTATTAATTTATTTTGGAAAATTTGCCCTGTCAAATTTTCATTTTTGCTGTATATATGAGTTTCTATTCCGCTAGCTAATTGATTAGTAGCTGAGTTTATATGAATAGAAACGAACAAATCGCATTTATTCTGATTAGCAACAAGACAACGAGCAGACAAACTTATAAATTCATCTGTTTCTCTTGTCATAATAGCATTTATTTGTTTATAGCTATTAAGTTTTTTCTTTAATTTTAAAGCGATATCAAGAGTAAATTCTTTCTCCAACCAATCACCATAAACAGCACCAGGATCTTTGCCACCGTGTCCTGCATCAATACAAATTTTGATAATATGCGTATTTGTGCTCAAAATAATCACCTCTTAATAATTATTTATACCGTTTGCTTGTATATTTAATTGTTCGTGTAAAAGTTTGGTCATGTTATTAATTACGTCGTTCACATCCATATTTGAGCTTATGTTGTTGTTGTTAGTCATATTTATTTTTATATTGTTTGAGTTGAAAGTGTTATTTGATTCTTTAAAAGCTGATTCTTGAATGTATTTTATATTTTTGTTTTCATTGTTAGAAGTTAGTATATTATTTGTATTGTTATTTGCTTTACTGATTACATTGTTTAGAATATTTGTAGGGATAGATGAGTTATTTTTAGTAGTTGTTCCGATATTTTTTGAGATGTTGTTATTAGCTAATGTTTGAGGGATTGAGATTGTAGAAGATTTAATTATATTTTTATAAGATGTAGTTTCTTTTTTTGTTATGTTCATATTAGCAGATATATTTGTTCCAATCAAATTTAACAGGTTATTCCATGATTTTATAATGTCGTTTATTGAGTTAATCATAACATTTGAAATTTTATTGGCGATATTAGTCCAAAAACTTACCGAAGCTGAGCCGATATTTTGAGTGAAATTTGTCAAATTAGAGAAAGCGGTTTGAATATAGTTGAAAGTGCTTAAAAATGAATTGGCAGTAAAATACAATGAATCATTAATTAATGAGAAAGTAGAGCCAGACGTATTATTGATAAGCATATAAGAATTTATGATTTGATTATTTATGCTATTTATTGCTGAAGTAATTATATTTGATGTTGCTATAGCATTTGCGGAGATTGAATTTAGAGTTAAGTTTATATTTGAGATATTGTTTTCTGTTGTTTCAATAGGGGCAGAAATTGAAGATATAGTATTAGCGATTGAATTATTGATATTAGCGATTGAGTTATTTATGTTAGTAAGTTTTTCAGGTATAGAATTAAGCCATGACAAATCAGGAATGTTATTTATTGCTAGATCAGATAGTTTCTCTTTTGTGCTTTCAATTTGTTTGATGTTAAATATGTTTTGAGATACGTTTGAGAGATTATTTATATCTGTGATAGTTTTTTCTATTATTTGATTAATTTGAGAAAAGGTTTCCGTGTAATTTTGTGTAACGGTAATTTTATTATTTATGCCGATGTTTTCATTCAAGTTACAAACACCCCCATTTATTAAGCTATTTCAAAGTTCTTTTCCTCAGTATATTCTCCAAATATTGTATTAATAGAGAAAGTTACATGTAAAATTTTGTTTATTTTTTTAAAGATGAAGTCGTAAACATCAATAATTCTTTCATCTTGTTTTAGAGCGTCAGATATACGCTTTTGAATTTCAATTTGTATAATGTTAATATCTTGACCGATTAAGTCAGATATTTCGAATCCATAATCCCAATCATAAATCAAATAACGATAACGTTCAATATTAAGGATTAAATATACCGCTTGTTTTACTGCATTAATTTCGTCTATAAACCCCGATATATTATTTTTTTTAATGTTTAATTTGTATGTGTTTGATGTTTGTGATTTAAATTCGATATTATCTGTCAAATTAATGTTAGGCAACATATTTATATTCCACCTTTATTTATTTTATAATATGAAAAATATTTGTCAGGTATTTTTTTAATTTAGTTTTAGAATTTGACCTGGATATATTTTATTAGGATTTTCGATGTTGTTTAGTTTAGCAATATCAATATATTTAGCCCCGTCATTTAATTCTTTTTTAGCGATATTCCAGAGCGTATCACCTTTTTTAACAGTGTAAGTTTTTTCTGGTTCTTTAGTATATTCTCGTTGTTTTTTTTGTTGAACAGTTTTATCACCGTTATTAGAGTTGCTAATTTGGATATATTGAGTATGGAAATGTTTATATTGTTTGAGTATTACTGAGAAAATGATATCAAATCCCTCGTCAGAAGATTCTAATATAGAATATTCTTCTAGAGATACGTTAGCGATAGTAGGATATTTAATGCTACCGTCAGGAAGTTGTCTTGAGATAGAGAAAGGGAATATTTTTTTTTCAGTTTTTAATTTTTCGAGCCAAGAGTAATAGAAGTTTTGTTCTTTAAAATCAGAAACAAAATGATAGTTAAAAGCAGGAGCCACGAAATCAAATTCAAAAGTATTGAGACCTGGTAATTTTAATATATTTACCTCTCCTAAATTAATAATGTCGATAGTAGAGTTTTTATTGTTTATTTTTGTTTTTATCTCTTTAGGAGTGATAGGTAAAACAATATTATCAATTATAAATTTATAATTCATTTTTTTTCTCCTTTGTGATATTTTAAAAAAGAAAAAAATAAAAATGGAGTGAATTGATGTGAAAACAGATGGGAGCAGTTTTAAAGAAGAAGTATTATTAGAGCCATCTAATTTAAAATTATTGACTAAATGTGTAAGTGAAGGTATGTCTATAAAAGATATATGCGACAAAGTGTTGAAAATATCGAAAGGTAATTTTTATTATATGTGCGGTAAACATGAGAAATTTAAAGGAGCATATTATGAAGGACTGCAACCAGCAATATTTGATTGTGTAAATGCTTTAAAACGTATGTGTGAGGGGTATTATGTAGAAGAAGAAAAGACTGATAAAGACGGCAACACTACGATATATAAGAAGTATATACCCCCGAGTGTACCAGCTTTAATGTTTTATTTAAAGAATAGAGATTCTAAAAATTGGCGAGATAGATGGGATATACAACTTGATGGTAGTGATAAACCAATTATAATAAAAAATGATGTAGTTGAATAGTTAAATCATGGAACAGAAAAATAAACGTGGATTATTAAGCACTTCCGAGAAAATAATACAGAAAGAAGTGAAGAAATGGGTAAAGGAAGAAGGAATATCGTTGCAAAATATAATTGGTAAAGGTTATTCTGAATTCTGGAATACAAAAAAGCGATATGTTATATGTAAGGGTAGCCGTGCAAGTAAGAAGTCAAAGACAGCTGCTTTATGGCATATAGTTCATATAATGCAACATCCAGGTGCAAATGCTCTAGTAATAAGGAAGACAGAAAGAACATTAAGAGATAGTTGTTATTCAGATTTAAAATGGGCAATTAATCGTTTAGGAGTTAATGCTTATTGGAAAGCAACTTTATCACCACTGGAACTTGTTTATTTACCAACACACCAGCGAATTATATTTCGTGGTTTGGATGATCCGCTTAAATTAACATCTATATCAACAGAAACTGGAAGTATTTGTTTTGTTTGGTGCGAGGAAGCATATGAAATTACGAAAGAGGAAGATTTTGATTTTATAGACGAGTCAATAAGAGGAGAATTGCCTAATGGTTTATGGAAACGGATAACGCTTACGTTTAATCCATGGGCTGAATGTTGGTTAAAAACGAGATTTTTTGATAAACCCGATGATGACGTTTTAACAATGACAACAACTTATAAAATAAATGAGTTTTTGGATGAAGCGGATATAAAATTATTTGAGAAAATGAAGACTAATAATCCAAGACGTTATAAAACAGCTGCTCTTGGCGAATGGGGCATTTCAGAAGGCTTAATATATGAAGATTTTATAGAGGAAGATTTTGACATATCAGAAATAAAGAAACGGACGAATGCAAAAGTTTGTTTTGGTCTTGACTTTGGATATGTTAATGATGCTACTGCTTTATTTTGTGGAATTATATTCGAGCAAGAAAAATTGTTATATGTATTTGATGAGCTTTATGAAAAGAATTTAAGCAATGAAAAAATAGCAGAAAAAATATTTAAAATGGGATATTCAAAAGAAAAAATAATAGCGGATTCAGCTGAACCAAAAAGTATAGATAGATTATATGATTTGGGAATACATGGTATTAAAGCAGCTAGAAAAGGAAAAGACAGTATTATTAATGGCATTGATTATCTACAGGACTTTAAGATTATTGTTCATCCAATTTGTGTAAATTTTTTATTAGAAATACAAAATTACGCTTGGCAAACAGATAAAAATGGAAAACAAATAAATAAGCCGATAGATGATTTTAATCACTTAATGGACGCTATGAGATATGCAACAGAAGATTTCACAAAAGGTGATATTTTTTCTTTTAATTAAATTAATATGTCAAGGGGGAAGAAGATTGCAAAAAAATATTGATAAATATGATTTATTAAATGGCATAAAGAGAAATGTAGAAAATAGGGATCTAAGAAATAATAAGTCAGATAATAAATTATTAGAGATAAGTCGGCAAAAATATGAATTACTAACTGGAGCAAGTGTGATACCAAAAACAAGCGATAAAGAAGAAGAATGTATTTGTAAAAGACAATATATACTTTAGGAGGAATAAACAATACTTGATTATATGATTGGATTTATAACAGGTATTTTATTCGTACTGATTATTTATTTTAAAAACGATTAAAGAAAATAATAAATAGACATCTAATTAAAAAAAAGCACATCAAATGCGGTGTGCTTTTTATTTTGGTTGTAAAATTAGCTCGTTAAAACCTTTTAATTATAACATCATCCCATCCAAACGCTCAAATTCCTCATAAACACTAAAATTATCAAAAGTGAAATCCAAATCACAATCAAGATATTCTGCGTCAGCGTCAAACTTTGTCAATATGCCACCATCTAAGTTGCAATTCTTCAAAAAAACAGTATAAGAACCAGCTGATGACGTAGGATCATTTATTTTAACCTGTATATCAAAATATATATCTTTGCCAGTATCTTTGTAATCTTCTAAAAGTTTAGCAAAAATTGACGTATTAAAGTGAAAAGTAGCTGAACCAGTACCTTTCCAACCGACAGCCTTATGGCCTTTACCAGTTTGTCCTAATATTGGTACTTCTGTTTTTGTTTTTTTTATCTTTGCTTCTAAATTGATTGCCTGCATAAAATTATATCTATTGTCATTTATAATGACATAACACTCAGCCAAAGCAGCTGATATCGTATCTTTTGCCAACATTTTTTGCGCCATATTTTATTCGCCTCCTTTTAAGATATTTTACAAGTCATATAAAGTTGCGTCATGCAATTAGTCGGAGTTATAACCTCATCAACAACAACCATCTTCTTGGTATCACCCGCAGTAACAGTTATATCCCCACTTGAAAAATTCTCTATTGCTCTCACAGTTTGCAATCGTTCATGATATTTAACTAACTCATTCCATAAAGACGCTCTCCCGCTATCGTCATTCGGTATTTTGCCCAAAAACTGAGTATTAAATATTACCGCTATATCATTTCCTATCTGATCTATTACTCTTATAGTTTGATTATATTTAAAGTCTTCGTTTTTATCCACAGAAAATGTTGTCAATGTGTTTATATCTTCAAGAACTCTTACTTCATCGCCGACTTTATGAAACATAAACTTACCGCTATCTAATCCATCTTCAAGTTGTGCCTGCGTATAACTTACATTGATATCATATTCGCCATCGTATTTAATATTTGTATTCGATTTATTTACTGCACAACCTGCTTGAGCTCCAACAACCCAATAAACTAAGGGGTTTAAAGAAGAGGCACTGGTGCCATCGGCATTGCTGCTACTAACTGGACTATTCTCAACTGATATTATCCCCTCGTAATTTGCACTTTCATACTTATACAACACACATTGAAACTTTATCCCTTGATTGTCTCTCATCCTTTCTGTAAAAGAAGTAAATAAAGATTTAACTGCTGAATCTGTTCCTGCATATCCTATCGTGTTAAACGAATATGGTTCTATCGCTGTCAAAAATGTTGCATAGTCACCACTTGTAACTGTCGCATTTGTACCTCCGCTTAAATTAATAGTACCTGCTGACAAACTTACTTCTGCTATCCAATCAACAAAATCATTAACTGCTAAATCGTCTGTCGTTGATGTTGCTCCGCTTACTTCTTGGCTATCAACTAAAATATCATCAAGAAAGGTCTTAACCGTATATCCTGTTGTAGTTTCGTCCGATATTATAGCCGTAGTAACAATTTTTATTTTATTGCCACGTGTACCTGCATATTTAGCCGTTGCTATCGTAGATGTGGCTTTTACACCTTGCCCTAAACGATAATAATATAATGTCCTAGCATGTTTGAATATCTCTCTTATCGGTTTCAATTCTTCATCGCCATAATCATATCCAAACAAGACTAATGATTTACTCTCAATTTCTTCTTGCTCTACACTTTTAACTTCTTGTTCTACTCCCCAATCTAATAAAAGTGGCATGGCTACAAATCCACGCTCACTTAATATTCCAATTGCTCTAGACGTAGAAACAAAATTAATATAACTGCCTGGTAATTTCTTCTCACCAACACTTACAAAGGTTCCTCCACCTAAACCCATCTATTTATCACTCCAATATTATTTTTTTGTTCTTCCATCATGTTTATTATGTCAGATTTATTTTGCAAAATCAAGTTGTAAGAAACATTAAAATACAAGATATCATCTTGAATATAAGTAGACATTTTAGAACCACGAATAAGAGAATCATCTGAAAGAGTAATATACTCAAGCAAATCAAACAACTCAGAAGAACGAGCCAAACAATCATCATATTGTTTAACATTATTACTAAAATAAATAACGTCGAAATTAGAATAAAAACGGTAACGAGGTTTAAAATACATTTTAATATCAGAGGAGATTAAGTTAATCAAAAAGCAAGGTGGAGTAAGGTTTTGAGAAACATTCTCAAGATAAATATCATAAACCGCCCCATAAAAAGAAAACAACTTATTGGATATTCCATTAACAATCTGTCTTAAAATTTAAAAAACCTCCTAAAGAAAGAAGCAACACTTTTTAAAGATATTGATTTTAACAACGGACGAGCATTTTTACAAGAACGAGATAACATATAAATCCCACCAATCCACTTAAAACCATGTTTTGTTTTTTGCTTATGACCATACTCAACATAATGAGCATAACCAGTATTATTCAAAATTATTATTTCATAACCTGAAGGGAGTTCTCGCCCTTTAAGAGTCCAATTATTTAATAATCTTCCGGTATCAACAGGAGTTTTGGATTTAATATCAGCCAACAAATTTTGTGCAGTTTCAGAAGCTATATCACGACAGAGATTATTTGGATTTATAGTCATCAAATGTTTAATTTGATTATTTAATTTTATCAAATCATTAATATCAACTCTAACAGAAAACATTCAAACCACCTCATCAAACAATTCTAACTCAATTTCCTGATGATTAGTATAAACAGCAGGTTGTCCACTAGATTTATAAACTTGTATTTGATTATTTTGGGTAACAGTAATTTTAGAACCAGGAGGAACATTAACTAAAGGAGAAATAAATAATTTTATAGTCTGATATTTAACGTAAAATCTCTCACGCTCTTTTGAAGAAACATTATTTGAAATAAAACCATGCTGAACATTTCCCTCGCTAGGATAAAGATTCAGATAAGACAAACGGCAAGGCTGATTTTCGATCAAAACAGTATCAACAAACTCAGTCTGTTTAGTAGTCTGATTAAATTGTTTACTCTTTATAGATATAGTACAACGTCCAGAATACAAAGATTCAATAGCAGTTCTAGCGACATCAAAATACATAAAACAACAACCTCCTTACCATTCAAGCCGTCTAAAACGATACAAAATATTTTTATCAAATGCAAGCAAATTGTCAATAAAAGAAGTAAGCATTTGAGCTGGCGTTTGTGATTTATCAACGGCAAAAGAAACAGAAGAATCCCCCTCAGTAATACTTTTAACAACAGGAGAAGAAAAATTAATATCAGAAAATTGTAAATTACCAGTCAGCAACTTAGACTTAAGGAAATCACCACAAATTTTATCAATAGTATAATATTTTAATCTTTCGGGCAAATCACCATAAATATTACAAAAGTTTTTAATATACTCAGAAACAAGCGAAATAGAATATTCGATTTTTTGCTGATCTCCAGGTTGCAAATCATAACCAAAAGAAGATAAACGAGAAACGACTAAATCATACACAAAATCACCTTCAACAAATATTAATAAGCAAATTATAAACAAGGCAATAACAAATTTCAAGAAAGTATAAACAAAAGCAGGCTATTGGTAAAACATGGCTAGAAGAATACCATCTGCGGTTTGTGGAAATCTATGGCTACATGTTATTAGCGAAGGGGTGAATAAATTGGACGCGATAAGATGAGTGTCAAAATAAGGGCTAGAAGACCGCCCGACGGCTATCGGAACGGAGATTTTTTTGCTTGTGAATTTTAAATTTTTGTTTGTGAAAATTTCTCCGCGCTCCCGCTTGGTTTAACATGCTTCGCATCTCCTTGCGGTGGCTCTTGGATTTTAAATTTTGGCTCGTGGAATCGGAAAGAAAGCGGGAAAAAGGGAAATACGCCTCTTTTTTCGCCTTTTTTAATCTGTCAATTTTTTAATAATAAAATCCGCTTGCGCGTAAGATAATTTTTTTATGTCACTGATATTAAATTTTTTAAGAAGTACTCCAATTTTATCGGCGTGTTTTTGTATGGTCTCAATTTGATCGTTTGAAATTGGTAAAGCTTTTTGAACCTCAATTAAATCACTTTCTACAATATCAAATGCCATCAGATACAAATAACGCCTCTGATAAGTTTCAACACCGCCCAAAACTTGTATTTTATTTAGTTTTTTAATCTCTAAATCTCTCATTGGTGAGGTAAAAATAATTTTCTCGTCTGGTTTGTGGCAATTTATTATTGTCAAAGTTGCCATTTCATTTGTAAAAGTTATAAGGGTAGTCAATTTATATTTTAATAAAAGGATATTAATAGTTGGCACAATGTCTTTTAAATCAAAATATTTATAATTGGCAAATTCATTAATTCCGCTTTGCTTTAAATTTGCTTTTTGTATATCCATGCGCAAAAGTTGTAAACGTTCAAAAATATTAAGCGTTTGTAACTCGTCATTTGTCAAATTAGTTTCCATACCTTAAAATCTCCCATAATTAAAACAATAATTCAAAATAACCGTTTGCCCTTTGTTATGATACCCCCAAATTATGACAGCCAAATTTTCTTTTATTTGATCCGCACGCCAAAATTTATTATTTGCAATTGTTTCAATTTCTGCCATGCCATGAGTCCATTTGTATAAAGTTTCTAAAATTTCTTTTTTTGTTTCTGGTTCTCCGATTATGTCGTATCTTTTTAGCGTTTCCGAAAACGGATCAGAAAAAACAACTGCGGGGTGTACCCCTGACGGGTGTACAATCCCAAAATGTTTTTTATAACTTTCAAACGCTTTTTCACTTGCTCTTCTTACTTCATCAATCATTTTTTACTTCCTCCTTTTTAATTTCTTGTTCCGCCATATTCTCGCTTGTACTGCCAAATTGTGTTTTTGATTTCTTATAGCGTTTAACTAATATTTCAGATAATGTAAAAATTCGATAATCCAAATTATAGACAAACCGCCAAATATCATCCTCGTTTTTTAAATTGTCATTTGCCCCAAGTGCATGAACTAAATTTGAAACCTCTCTATCCATAATTTTTAAAGTTGATAGCATTATTTCTATCAATGCAAAATAATTATATTTCGCCTCCATATAAACTCCCCCAAATTTTCAATCTGCTTTTATAATGATTGAATTAAAAAAGTGGTCTTTTTGCCCGCTTGCCCTCTACCGACAAACGGAGAAAAAAACCACTTTCTCAAATTTATTTAGCGGGTAGAGCGCCAAATAAATCAATCAATCATTATAATTATATAATAACACATTTTTTTATACTTGTCAAGCACTTTTTTTTGACATTTTTAGTAAATTACTAATAATATAAACTCATAAAATTTTAATCATAAACATAACACATTTATCTGAGAGTTCATCGTATTTATCAAATAAAAGCGGATCGTATTCGATAAATCCTCGATTTTCTAACTCTTGAATCGCTTTTTCTTGATAATATAGCGGAAGTCGACTTGCCCCGCACATATCATATAAAGTAGTAACAAATGCGCCATTTCTTAAAAGAAGCCCTTTTTTTTTATTCCGCTCATATTCTTTTTTTAATGCGTGCAAATATATTGCCTCTAAAATATCCAGGTCATATTTTTTTTTTGTTTTATTCTCATAAAGGCCTATCAATCTTGGTATTCTCCTGTGCCAATCTTTGAACATGTCCCTTAACATGGTTTTTTATCCCCCATAAAATTTTTTTTATAAAACCCTTGACAACCTTTTTTTTTAGTGAGATAGTAAAACCTGAAAAAAATTTATATGTGACATTTTTTTTTCAGGTTTGGGGTACAACCCCTTTCCTTTAAAACCTTGCCGTCTAACTATTGCCATTAGTTAGCGGTTTTTTTTTCCTCTTCATTTGCAATATATTCGGCTTCTTCTACTAGCTCAATAAAATCACAATCGCGCACCATGTCTAAATCTATGCCAATGTCATTACATTGTTCGCTAATCTCGTGTAACCGGTCATTTAAATACGACAATACAGAACTGAATTTTTCTCTCTTCTCTTCGTCTTTTATATTCTCCGCGCCCCTTGTTATTTCTTCAAAAATATACTTTAAATTATCTGCTTCACTGCATATATTCCACAAGCTCCTGATTAATTCGTAAAGATCATCATCCGCTTTGTCTATTTGGGCATAGAACTCCCTCGCGTCCATGTTTTTCACCTCTCTATATTAAATTTTCAATCTGCTTTTATAATGATTTTTTAATAAGAAAAAGCTCTTTATGACGCCTAACTGCCTCAACCAGTTAAACGTTATAAAAAGCTTTTTCTCTAATTTGTCAGCGGTTGAGGCACCAACAAATCAATCAATCATTATGAGAATATGATAACACAAAAAAAAAGGCTTGTCAAGCACTTTTTTTTGACATTTTAAAGAAATGTTTACAAATACATAAGATTTTTAAAAAAACTGGCGGGAAAAAGAAAAAAAAGTATGGTAAAAATCCGCTTTTTTTTCTTTCAAAATATTAAAAAAAAAATCGTTTTACCTCTTGACAAGCGGTTTTTTTTGTGATATTATATAATTATAAGATTTATTTTAAATGCCCGAAATAAATCTTACGAGATAAAAAAAAAGGTTTATAAATTGCTGAGAACAATTTACAAACCGACTGTCTAAAAAAATATTGGTAATAAATTTTTAGATGGTCATTATCTCACAAAAAAAAATATTGTCAAGGGCAAATAATTTTTTAAGGAGATAATTATCATGTCTGAGTATATGAAAGATTTTTATTTTAAGAAGTTTAGAAAAATTGCAAATAATATTTGGGAGGATGAACACAAAATTGACACACCAGATATAAGCGGAGAAGAAACAAATATAAACGAGAAAATCGAATATACTTTTTCTCTGTCTGGAACTCTAGATGAACTAGAAGAAAACGAAAAAAAGAAATATGAAGAATATATTAAAATATGGACGAAAGAATTAGAACACTGTAACCCGCTTTTTTGCTATGACCTATCGAATGATTATGACGACTGGGACGAAGAAATAAAAAATTGGTACATTGATATTATAGAAATACAAGAAAAAAATAATCCATTGATAATATGGCACGAGAATACAGACGGAACAAAAATAATTCTGGGATTAATAGATATGCAAAATAAGAGGATTGTAAAATGAATGAAGAAGTTTTAAAAATAAAATATGAAGATGGTTTTAATAAAGTGTTTAAAGATATCGACTATTACACGCAACAATTTAAAAATATAAAAGAAGAAATAAAAGAGTTTAATAAACTATATACAATGCCACAAGAAGGCAAAGAAGTTTTTACCGAATACACAAAACTAAAAAAAAAATTCGACACATTAACAGAAAAATACAACCAAATAACAATAAAAATACCGAATATATACAAGCAATTTATAACAAATGATATGTATTACAACGTTTTAATAAACAATGAGGATCTAAGCAAGGAGTGGATAGAAAAATTAAGAATATTGATGACAAAAAATGCACAATGTAAAATAAATATACAAACAGTAAAAACAAAATTAACAACCACCGCGTTAAATATAACAAGAAAAAATAAATGGCTATTTATCAAATAATAGTCATTTTTTTAAACCTTATGCAATAGAGTTTTTTTATAGTGTAATTATTAGCCTCTAAAACGTTTTAGAATCAATTTATTTTTTTATACATATAATTTTATGCCTTTTATATTAAAACTTTCTTATTTTTTGCGCTAGACGTCATAAAATTTATTTAAAGCTATTACTATTAAAAAAATATATCATTTGTATCGTTTAGAGTTTTTTTATTATGTAATTAGTTATACTGTTGCCATCATTTCTTTTAGTTGTTCTGCCATTTTTTTTCCCCCCACCATTTTTTTGTTTTTTTACGTACAAACTATAACACAAGAAAAATTAAAAGTCAATACAAATATTATTTTAATATGTAAATTAAACATTACATCTATCTATATATATTATATACGTATATTATATATATATTTACGTACGCGCGCGCGCGTTTATATATATATTTATATATCTTGATTATATATCTTGATTATAGGAGCCTGAAACTGTCCTTAACAAGGAGGATTAAAGAGAGATAGGTCCCCCTATTTCCTCACTTAGGTCCCCCTATTTCCTCACCACTTTTTTTAAAATCCGTATTCTTTCGCTTTGTCTTCAAGTAATACTTCATATCTACGCTTATATAATTTCGCAATAATTCCATGCTCAATAATACTTCCGCATGGGACAGCAAGCCCATCTGTATTATTATCGCACTCCAACAAATTTCTTGCTATATCGTCTATTCCTTTTTGTAAGTTTGGATCAATATTAACTCCATCGTATTTTTGTGTTTCTTGTGTGTCATATAAAACATATGCTTCTTTTGCCCAATCATTGATAAATTTTTCAATACCATATAATCCTTCTTTTTCTGCTTGTTTAACTAGGTGTTGAAAATTTGTTTTTCTGTTTTTCATGGTTTCTGCCATTAACGCACTGCAATCACGTTCTGGTTCTAATGGTTGTATTGGTATCTCATATGTTGGTCCTTCTTCCTCAATTGACAATAAATCACCAAATACATCGTAAATATTACTGTTTTCCCCAAATGCGTCCTTAAAATTAATTGTTCTAATATTATTGTTGTTATGGCATTCCATATTTACCACTCCTTTTATTTTATTTTTTTTGCATATGAAATATAACACAAGAAAAATAAAAAGTCAATATAAATTTTGTTTTTATGTGAATTAAATACTACATTTCTCTATATATATATTAATTAATATACGTATATATATATATTTACGTACGCGCGCGCGCGCGCGCGTTTATATATAATTAAGGTTTTCTTAAAAGAATTAAGGGGGGCTGAAAGCCCCCACACTAAGCGGACTTTCGAGAAAATATGTCATAAAAAAATCCACTATATGTCATAAAAAAATCCACTATATGTCATAAAAAAATCCACTATATGTCATAAAAAAATCCACTCATATTTTAAAAACCACATTGTATTTCTTTACTAAAAACCACATTGTATTTCTTTATTAAAAATAATTTTTTCACTATGTAATTAAGATTTTGTAAGGCTTAATTTACATATAAGTAAAATAAATAAAATATGTATTGACTTTTTATTTTCTTTGTGCTATTATTTGTATGAAAAAAAATAAAAAGGGTTTGAATTTGTTATGATCGAAAAAAACAAAAAGGTTGGTAGTGATATAATGGCAATTATAAACAAAAGTAGACCATTATTTGCTTTATGGTGTTCTAATTTGTCATCATATGCTTTAAAAATTTTTGATGTCTATTTGTCTAAAATAAATATGGGTAATCCTGAAACAAAATGTGTGGTTTTTCCTAAGAGTCTGCTTGAAAAAATATTTGGGGTAAAGAGAATCCGAAAAGAAAAACTCGAACCTGCACTAGACCAACTTATGAATAATAAAGTTCAGATTGAAGATAAAATAAACGGTAAATGTGTTAAAGTTTGGCTCAACTTAATGGAGGCAGCCTCTCTCCAGGCAACAGACCATCCTGAAAATACTTCTGGGGTTCAACAAATTAAAATGATATGTAGTGCAAAAGCAATGGAATATATATTTAACGTACAAAAAAAAGGCTATATCCCATATGAATTAAACTATTCAATATCTTTAAAACGACAATGTGATTACATGTTATTCCTTTTTTTAGCTCTCAATCGTTTTAGAAATACATTTGAAGTGAAAGTAGAAAATCTGAAAAAAGTTTTACGGTGTGACAAAGAAGAAACATATGATGACTTTAGACATTTTAATGATCTTATTCTTAAAAAAGCACAAAAGGAACTTGCAAAAAAAATAAACTATAAGTTCAAATATAAAACAATCAAAACAGGTCGTACTGTAACATCAATCCTATTTGATTTGTCCGAATCCCCTAAAAAACTAACAAAACAGCAAAAAAATATTATAGATACAACCAACAAAACAGAAAATATAACGCAACCACAAAAACAAATAGAGAATTTAAATGAAACTACCACTACCACACAATATAAATACAATTACTCTAAAAAGAAGGTTTTAAAAGAAAGGGTTAATAAACCCTATAATACTCCTAGAAAAAAACCTGGTCTCCCTGCTTTCGAGTATAAACAATGGGATTTTGACGCTTTAAGAAAAATTATTGATAAGACTGGCGAAGATGATGATGAAGACGACGATATAAATAAATTGCCTAAGGAGATTTTGAAGAGGTGAAAAAATGTGGAAAAGGCTTATAAATACAGAATATATCCAAATAAGAAACAGAAAGAAATAATGTCTAAAACATTTGGATGTTGCCGTTTTGTATACAATCAATATCTTGCTAAAAGAATCAAAATGTATAAGCAAAGTCAAACAACATTCTCATATGTTTCAATGTGCAATGATATGAAACAGCTCAAATCAGAACTGGAATGGCTCAAAGAAGTTGATTCTACAGCTCTTCAATCATCACTTAGAGATTTGGATAAAGCATATCAAAAATTCTTTAAAGAACATTCTGGTTATCCAAAATTCAAATCAAAGAAAACGCATAGATTTTCATATAAGTCAAAATGTGTAAATGGAAATATTCAGTATTGTTGGAAGTATATAAAGATACCTAAAGTTGGAATGGTTAAAACGAAAAACAAGTTAACACCACAAGGAAGAATACTTAACGCAACAATATCACAAGAGCCAAGTGGAAAATATTATATATCACTGTGTTGCACTGATGTTGATATTCAGTCATTAGACAAAACAGATAATAGTATTGGTATTGATTTAGGTATAAAGGAATTTTGTATTACAAGCAATGGCGATATAATATCAAATCCACATTATTTAAAGAAGTCTCTAAAGAAACTTGTCAAATTACAAAAAGAATTATCTCGAAAATCAAAAGGTAGTTCAAATCGTAATAAAGCAAGAATTAAAGTTGCGAGGCTTCAAGAACATATTGTAAATCAAAGGAAAGATTTTTTACAGAAACTATCTACTGAAATTATCAGAAATAATGATGTAGTTTGTATGGAAGATTTGCGAATAAAAAATATGATTAAAAATCATAAACTTGCACAATCTATTGCAGACGTATCTTGGTCAAAATTTGTAAGACAACTTCAATACAAAGCAAATTGGTATGGGAAAAAGGTTGTTAAAATAGATAAATTCTATGCAAGTAGTCAGATTTGTAACGTATGTGGATATGTAAATAAAGATACTAAAAATCTTTCAGTAAGAGAATGGTATTGTCCTCACTGTAATACACATCATGATAGAGATATCAATGCTGCAAAGAATATTCTTGATGAAGGACTTAGAATATTAAATGCAGCATAGTAAATATAAACAATAACGGCAGGAACTGCCGAGATAGCTTGGTAAATATCTTTTTAGTAGAAAAGAGTTCCCAAGAATCTCGTGGCTTTAGTCATGAGAAGTTCAAATGACATTTTTTTGAGATTTCATATAAAAATATATGTCATTCTATATCTTGTACACTGTTTTAGAATAAAAAAGGATAACCAACAGCAACAATAAACATAAAAACATATTATCATCTCCTTCCAAAAAAATATCCAAAAGTATTACCTTTTATTTTTTTTGCAGTGGTGTTTGTCTCAGCATTTGCCACTGCTTTTTTTAACCTAATGGTAAAAATTTTTAATATGTGCTTATGTTATAATTGATATATTAAAAAAGCGGGTGACCGCATGGTATATAAAAATCATTTTGTGAATCTAACAAATTTTAAACCTAAGCTAAAAAAAAGATGGTTCCCCAAATAGCCATCTTTTTTTTGTGTTATAAGATTGTTATAATTTTAAAGGTGATAAAAATGTTTGAAGAATATACTTTTGAAGTGATATTAAATGCGATGTTGGCAAGAGTACCAGATACAATTGATAAAAGACAGGGTTCTATTGTATATAACGCATTAGCACCTGCTGCTGTCGAATTACAAAATATGTATATAAATTTGGATGTAATATTAAATGAAACGTTTGCTGATACCGCTTCAAGAGAATACTTAATAAAAAGAGCAGAAGAAAGGGGGATAACACCTTATCCTGCTACACATTGTATAGTTAAAGCAGAAATAACACCGTCAAGTTTGGAATTGAGTATTGGAGAAAGATTTTCTCTTGATAAATTTAATTATATTGTTACTGAAAAAATAAGTGATGAGAATTATAAATTACAATGTGAAGAGACAGGAGCAGAGCCTTCTTATGTTTTAGGACAATTAATACCAATTAATTATATTCAAGGGTTAGAATATGCCGAAATAACTGAAATATTAATACCAGGAGAAGATGAAGAAAGCACTGAAGATTTTAGAAAAAGATATTTTTTAAGCGTACAGACAGAAGCATTTGGTGGGAATGTAATTGATTATAAATATAAAACAAAATCGATAGATGGTGTTGGTGGTGTTAAAGTTTATCCTGTTTGGAATGGTGGCGGAACAGTAAAATTGGTGATACAAAATTCATTATTTCAACAGCCGAGTTTGACATTGATTGATCAGGTACAAACAATAATTGATCCGATACAAAATAGCGGTACTGGGTTAGGAATTGCACCAATAGGACATGTCGTAACAGTCGCAGGAGTAGGAGTAGAAGATATCAATATAGTATCAGAAATAACTTTGCAAGATGGTTATGTATGGGAAGATGTGAAAGATTTAGCGGAACAGACGATAAATCAATATTTGCTTGAATTGAATTCAGATTGGGAAAACCAAAATAATATTATAGTCAGAATTTCTCAAATTGAAACACATTTATTAAATGTTTCTGGTATAATAGATGTTGCAGATACAGAGATAAACAATGTGGCAGAAAATTATCAGGCACAAGCAAATAATATTGTTGCATTAAATTCTTTGTCACCTGCATAGATAAAATGGAGGGGAAATTATGAATAAAGTAATACTACTTGGGCGTTTAACTAAAGATCCAGATGTCAGATATACACAAAGTGAGAATATGTTAGCTATAGCTAGATATACATTAGCGGTAGATAGACGGTTTAAAAAAGAAGGACAGCCATCAGCAGATTTTATAAATTGTGTTGCTTTTGGGAAGTCCGCTGAGTTTGCAGAAAAATATATGAAAAAAGGTAGATTATTTGGTGTTATAGGTAGAATACAAACTAGAAATTATGATAATGATAAAAAAGAAAAAGTTTATGTTAATGAAGTTGTTGTGGAAGAACAGTATTTTGCTGACAGTAAAAAAGACGATAAAAAAGATTTAAGTGAACTTTTAAAAGAAGATAATGATAAATTAAAAGAATTAGATAACATTGATTTACCATTTTAACGGTTTTATAAGCGGTGGTGTTTTTTTATGTTGGATAATAAGTCTATTGACCTTGAATTATATATACAAAATTATGATAAGCAAATGTTTTTTCCGATAGTTAAAAATGAGATTATATGGGAAACATTTAGAAAAGATTCGCCTAGCAAATTAATGTTTACAGTCATAAAAGATAATCTTGTTTCGTTTAATGAGGGGAGCTTAGTAATATTTAGGTATAAACAAAAAGATATATTTAAAGGTTTTGTTTTTGAAAAGTCAAGGGATAAAGAACATCATATAAAAGTTGTAGCATATGACCAGATGAGATATTTAAAAAATAAACATACTTATATATATGAGAATAAAACTGCTTCTGAATTAGTAAAAATGATAGCTTCTGATTTTGGTTTAGTTACTGGGGAAATACAAGATACAGGGTATAAGATATCTTCAAGAATAGAAGATAATACAACATTAATTGATATGATTCAGTTTGCTATATCAGAGACTTATTTAAATACAGGTAAGTTATTTACTTTATATGATGATGCAGGAAAATTGTCATTAGTAGATTTAAATACATTGCTTGTAAATGATATAATTATTAATGGTAATTCTACACAAAATTTTGATTATAAAACTACAATTGATAATGAAGTATATAACAAGATTATTTTGTATGAGGATATAGAAAAACAGCGTAAATTTTATCCAGAGCAAGATAATTTTAATGTTGATAGATGGGGAATATTACAATTAACTGAAAAATTAAATGAGAATGAAAATCCAACTAATAAGGCTAAAACTATGCTGAATTTATATAATAAAACTAATCGTTTGTTGACTATAAAAAATACATTAGGTGATATACGATTAAGAGCAGGTGCAACGGTATATTGTGATTTTGATCTTGGTGATTTGATATTACAACAATTAATGTTGGTCGAACATGCAACTCATAATTTTTCTAACGATCAATATTTTGCTGATTTACTTGTTAGTGGTTTTCAATATTGATAAAATGTGATTGTGAATAAAAAAAATGGAGTGATTTTAATATGAGCAAAATTATATTTGAGAGTGGGTTAGAATTAAATTGCGAATTGGTAGAATTAGAAAGACGTTATAGTCATGGTGCGGATAGAGAATGTTTAATTATTCATTTAAAAGAATGGAATAATACAGATTTAAAAACTTTTGCAAGTACAAATTTGATTAGTGGAACTATAACAATAAAAGATAATGATAATGATTATGTGTATACAAATTATGAGATCTTTCATGAGCTTAAATATAACGGAACAGAATATGTATTGATAATAGCACAATTAACCGCGCAAGAGATTAAGTACAATGAACTTTTGAAACGTATAGAAGCATTGGAAAAATGATGGATATAAATTGGACGGTCAGAATAAATAATCCGATTTGGTGGTGGCAAGTATTTTTAGCTGTTTTTACACCATTATTAACTTATTACGGATTAAATTTTAAAGATTTAACAGGTTGGGATAAAGTATTTAAACTTTTAAAAGATGCACTATGTAACCCTTATATATTAGGAGTTATTGTAATTAATGTTTTAAATACAATAAATGATCCAACAACACAAGGGATAAATGATAGTGCAAGAGCAATGAAATATGTTTTTCCAAATTAATTTTTATTTTCTTATCAAAAAAGAAAGTGAGGTGAAGTTGGTGGAAAAAGCTTATAAGTATCGTATATATCCAAATAAAAAGCAAAAAGAAATAATTGC